AATATACTCCTGTATAGTCATCTTTAGGACTATATCCTTTGGTTTTAACACCTTGAATAATACAACGTACCTTCAAATAAATATCATTAGTAATAACAGTTCCATCAACATCCTTACCAATTTGAATTAATTGGTCATCAACGGGGAGCTTATTTAATTCAAATTTATCACAATCATACCACCTAAGAGTATCCATATTCTTTGAAATATAGATTGCCGCACGACGAGCATGAGTTGCAATATCTGGATTAATATGTTTCTTTAATCCGTCTAATTCCTTAAGAACTCCAGTAGGAATAATAATAGCATTTTCCTTATCTTCAACAACTTGTGGATAGTCTAATAATACATTTGTATCAATTATATATATCATGTACATCCTCCTACAAAAATAGGGAGATTATTCATCTCCCTAACATTATATTAAATCTCTTATTTTAATTAATGCAGCATTAAGTTCTTTCGTTTGTTCTGGGAGAATTTCAGAAAAACGAGTTGGTTTGCCAAATTCCTCTTCAAGAATTGCCAATGCCTGTTCAGTTTTATCATTCTGAACAACTTGTCCCCAAAGCTGTTTAGCATCTTCCATAATTTCTTCAAAATTCTGTTTTGTATATGGATTTTCTTCGTTAGAAGCTGTGCCGCCGGTATGAGCGACCTCTTCATCTATAGCCTCAAATATAGCATCAACCAATCCTTGATAAGATAATTCAATTCTTGGTTTAATATATTTAAAGCGAGATTTTGCTAAAAATCTTTGATCGCCGCGAAGGAACATATATCGCTTATTTTCGATTTTATCTCCTATTTCTACAGGAATTTCTCTAATATAAGCAATAATGTCAACCATTTTATTTACAATATCAAATGGTCTATTAGGAAGAGCAGGAACAATCTGAGTATAATCTTCTCCTTTCTCATTCTTATAAGTCTTTTCAGTAGAGTGACTAATAAATACAAGACCATATCCAGAGTATGTTAAATCTCTAAAAGTCTGCGTATATTCTTTCTTAGCAAGGTCATAACCGCCGCCCCAGGGAATATCTCCAAGTTTTTCTACTCCATTCTGAGAGCATATCCACTTAACACATAAATCCCATGCAAAATCGGCAGTATCTATCGCAATAGAATCAAACTTATCCTTTAAAGCATCTTTTGTACAAAGCTGCTTTACCATATCTCTCCAGTCCTTCCAAGTTTTTATTGGCTGAACATAAACGTTATTCAAAGCATTAGTACCCATTTCAACGATAATACCGTATTTTTCAATATACTTTAACTCCTTTAAAAAGGACGGTCTAGACTATATCTTCTTCGTTTTTAGCCTCAAATATATTCGTTGCAATCATATATTTTCGAGGAAGATACATTTCTGCATCTTTGTAGCAAAGAGTGATTAATTTCTTTACTAAATCTTTTTTAGAAAATGTTACTCTAAATGAGTTTCCATTTTTTGAAGGTTTTGTTTTTGTATTGACTCCAGTAATTTTTTTGCATAATTCAATAAAATCTTTGCAAATATTTTCTGAATGAGATGTAAAATTTACTCGATAATTACCATTATTAGACTGATAAATACTTCCGTCGCCGTCTATTAACCCTCTTAAAAAGTCTTTTTGTAATGTTTCTTCTACAATGGGTAATTTATCGGTAATATAAGTTTTATTTTTTACAACTTCATATTTACTTAAATCCTTTACTATTTTATCACTTCTAACAGAAGATAAGAAACTTTCAGAGTTCTTTCTCTTAGAATAAGTTAATTTAGAAGAAATTCCTAATTCAGCCCGATATAATTCTAATAGTTCTACATCTGTTGCTTTTAATTCTAATCTTAACTGATTTTGTTTGCCGGATTCCTCTGTCACAGAGCCATCTGTAAAAATTAACCCTAAAAGATAAGCTTTATTTGGAGTATCTATAACTTCGAAATAATTTTCTTTTAAATTGGAATTAATTCTCCTTTTTCGTAAAGCAACATTATGTTTAATTAAAATGTTTTTTATTCTTGGCTGACTACAATGTCTCATTTTTGCGATATTTGTCATAGATAAACCTTGTATATATTCATCACATATCTCTTTTTCTTCTTGCTCATTTATAATTCTCATATTCTTTTTCACCTCCATCCTTATTATTTATTGCAACTAACGAAGTGTGGCATTTCGTATTTCTACTACTTAATTATTTAGTCGTTGAACCTTCCGTTAATCAGACGGCTTGGCTGCTGATTACCATATCTTTAAGACTTAGGCCTCCCAGCAATTAACCACATTATTCAATATACATTACTGTATAATGGAGCTATTTATTTAACCCTGCTATGAGTACATTTTTAAATTCAGATGCGAGCGATGTTTTTCCTACACCGGGAAGACCATATAAAAGAATATATTTTCCTTTTAAGTCTCTACTTATACTCTGCGGTTCAAGTGATAACAAATCAATCATTTAAATACCTCCTTTAATAAGAAATTTTTGAATGTAGGATTAATTAAAATCCTACATCAAAACTCTTATTAGAAGAAGCTGCTGGCTTAGCCTTAGCATCATTCTTAAGCTTTTCAATTCTTCCTGCTCTTTCTTCAAGGGCAATCTTAATTGCATCGCTATCATAAGAAAAGTCTTCATCGAGACCACTTGGTGAACCACTTGTAATGATTAACTCTTTCTTAGAAACAGTCTTTCTACGTTCAATAGGCTCGCCGAAGCCCTGCTCTTCCATCCATGTCTTAACTTCATAAGTCATATTAATAACGCCAGCAAGAGTAACAGTATCTCCCTTTTCCCAGTTATTCTTGATATGATTAACTGCCTCTGGCTTTTCAGCAATAAGCTCAATCATATCAACCTTACCAAGATATCCTACAACAAGGAACTTAATAATGAGTCTTCCTGTTTCTTCGCCGTCCTTATCAACTTCATCCCTCATATCTCCAACAACACCAGAGAGTTCAAAAGTTGCCTTTTCATTGTCATCTTTATTAGCCTTATTAATAAAGTTAGATGAAATCTGGAAAGATGAACGAGGGTTGTTTGTTGTTTTATCTATCCAAATATTCTCCTGAAGCTGTCCTGCTGTAATTGCAACCTTAGAAACCTGTGTTGGATTTTCAGCTGCGGCCGCAGAAGTGAAAGTTTCTTTCATTCTTACAATGCCATCGTATACAGCATTAGGAGTCTTATCCTTTTTTAATCTCATAGAAAACATTCTAATTGGAATAATGTTTTCTACCATTGTGCCGTTAATTTCCTGGTCTACCTTAACATTGGCAGTACCATGAACATATTCTCTGCCGTCTGTTGTTGTCTTCTCTTCAATATTTAATTCATTTAATGTACCAATAACTGTAACCTTATTTGTTGACTGAATCTTCTTAATATCTAACATAAATTAAATCCTCCAAAATCTTTTTTAAAATAGTAATAAGTTAATAGAAAAGTAATGTGGAGAAAATATTTCTCCACATTTTATTTAAAGACTATTATTCAGCGACATCTGCGTCTGGGTCAAAAGCTGCTCCAGCTTCTGTGAGGCAGAAGAAAGAAACTGTCTTTGTCTTGCCGTCTTCTGTTTCAACCTCTTCCTTAAATCTCTCAGCATAACCCTTCTTAACGAGACCATTTACAGAGCCTGTTACTGAGCCTGACTTCTCAAAACCGAGAGCTTCCTGAACCTGCTTTGTAGTGAACTTAACACCTGCACCAGCACTCTTAAGATATTCGAAAACCTTTCTTGAACCTTCTGTCATTGTTGTCTTTGCCATAATTGAATTCCTCCTTAGAATTAAAAAATTTATTAATATTTTATTTAAATAGCAGGTGAACTTGCTATTTATTAACTTATATATTTATTATACTATATTTTTAATAGAAAGTCAAAACTTTAGTTTTTCTTTTCCATTAATTTTGAAACAATAAGTTTTGTTTCTTCAATAGCTTTAGTAAGATTTTTAATCATTGTCTGCCATGTTGCCGAGACATATGTAAAAGCTAAAGCTACATAATTAATTTCTTTTAATGATAAATCATAATTTTCATCAATTAATTTGCGGCGAACAGATTCATATTTAGAAGCATCATTTTTAAGTTCTATTAAAAACTTTTCTAACTTTTCATCTTTAGTTAAGCCCTCTTTTAATTGATTATCTTCAGTAAAATACTGGTCAGTAAGAGTATAGATTTTATCAAGATAAGAATTGAGGGCGGCAACTGCCGCATCTTTATTTTCTTTAATAAGTTGAATTTTTTCTTCCATATTTTCTCCTCTTAAATATTATATCATATTTTATTATATGAGTCAAGATTTTAACTATCCCTTAACTATACTAACAATATAATCGTTATCATCAAGTTTAATCGCTTTAACACCTGTTGCATCACGAGAAAGAACTCGTAAATCAGAAGTATTAAATTTAATTGTTCCCCTATTGGAGATATTTATTATATCATAATCCTCATCAAGAGTCAAAAAATCAACTATCTTATCCTCATCTCTTATTCCGGAGATTTTCTTTCCTTTTATTCCACGGTTACATACCGGAAAATCACTAAGAGATGATTTTTTAATTAATCCTCTTTTTGAAGTAGTTATCATTAACTTATCATTATCATTAATTGATTTTGAAGAAATTACGTAATCATCTTCATTCAGTTTAATTGCTCTTACTCCTGCGGTTGCTCGACCTATCGGATTAATTTCTTCTGTATCTATTATAACAAAATTTCCATAAGAAGTCAAGATTCCTACCTTTTCACCATTTGTAAAATGAACATTAACAACTTCATCGTCATCTTTGAGATTAATTGCCTTTAAAGATTTACCTCTTTTATGCTCATATTCAGAAGCTTTTGTTTTCTTTATCATACCATTTTTCGTAATAAAAGTAAAGTATTTAACTTCATTTTTTCTTGCAAGTGAAGTTGCAGTAGTAATATGTTCTCCATTTTCAAATTCAAAATATTGAGCAATATTAACTTTAGCATTAACTGGCAAATCATCAATATTAAGAGTATACATTTTTCCCTTATTAGAAAAAGCTAAAAGTGAGCTAAAATTATCATCGTTGATAGTCTGCATAATCACTTCATTTTTTGCTAATTTTATCTTCGAACCTTTTCCGCCGCGACGAGAAAGCATAAGAGTTGTAGATTCTTGAGTATATATATTTCCAAGATTAGTAAAATGAATAAGAAGCTCTTTCTTTTCGACTGGCTCAATATCATTATCATCTTTCTTTTTATAATCAAGATTCATGAGTTTAGTTCGTCTATCATGTCCAAACTTATTAGCAACTTCTCTTAATCCAGCTTCTATTTCTTTATATAGAAGTTCTTTAGACTCAAGAACAGAAGTATGATATGCCCTATCGTCAAGGAGTTTTTCCTTTTCATCTTTAAATGATTGAATTTCAAGATTAGTTAATCTTGAAAGGGTCATTTTAAGAATAGCCTCTACTTGCGGTTCATTAAACCCAAATCTTTCAATTAACTTATTTTTAGACTCAACCTTATTCTTTGAGGATTTAATTAATTTAACGACCTCATCAATATTTGCAATAGCAAGCAACATACCATCTATAATATTAAGTCTTGCGTCAATTTTTCTAATTTCAAATTCATGAATTTTAGTTCTTACATTAATTTCATGATTAAGATGAGCCTGTAATGCTTCTCTCCATCCAAAAACCTTTGGTGTTGTGCCGCAATCAAGCATTACCATATTAATAGTATAACTATCCTGAACTGAAGTTAATTTATAAAGCTGTTTAATAAACTTAGTTACATTAATTCCTTTTTCAAGAACAATTTTAATATTAGCTTTCTTAGTGGAGAGGTCATCTATTTTCTTTATTCCAATTAAACTACCGTCTTCAACACAATTTTTAATTTGACTAATAATTGTTTTTGTGTATACACCATATGGCACTTCAGTAATATAAAGACAATGTTCCGTGTCATCATATTCAACTGAACTTCTTAATATAATACTTCTTCCATGTCCAACTTTCAAGGATTCCTTTACTTCATCAGCATTAAGTATTGTGCCGCCAACGCAAAAATCCGGAGGACAATAAATTTCATCAAAAGGTATATCTGGATTCCAAAGCAATTTAATCATAGCCTCATTCATTTCTCTTAGATTAAATTGCGGAATTGATGAGCTAATGGAAGTGGCAATACCAAGAGAACCATTACAAATATTATAAAAGCCAAGAGATGGAAATACAGAAGGGAATTGTTCTGTATCGTCATAGTTATTAAACCATTTTTCGATACAATCTTTTTCAATTCCATCTATCATTAAACAACCAAGTTCCCCCAGTCTCATTTCTGTATAACGATATGCAGCTTCACCATTGCCGCTCGAAACAGTACCATATGAACCATCAAAATCTTCAAGAGGATGATTCATTGTAAATACCTTTGCCATACGAGTTAAAAGGGCATAACAAGATGCATCACCATGTACATAAAAGTGGTCCATTGAAGCCGAAACCGATTTTGCTGACTTTTTAAAGGGCTTTTTATAAGTAATCTTATCAAGATACTGAGCATACATACATTGACGAGGAGCTGGTTTTAAACCGTCTCTCGCATCAACTATAGCTCTATCTTGAATTGTCATTGCGGCGTAGATAGAAAAACTTTCTTCTACTGCATCAAGTAAATTTATTTTCAAGCTATTCACTCCTTACATATTACCATATTCTGAAAAATCTATTCTTGACATTACAAAATCTTTTCTTGGAGCGATTTCTACGCCCATAAGATTACAAAGTTGCTCTATTCCTTCTGGAGAATATTCTATTTCATCCATTAACTGACCACCAGTTGATGAGAATAAAGTTGCTTTTAAATCTTCTTCTCCTAATGCGCCTACGTATTGATCCATTATTTCTAATGGTACTGACCATTTCTTACTGCATAAACAGCACATCGTTTCGGTTCTCATTGGCTTCGTTTCCTAAAACCAAGACACGTATCAATAGTGTCCCTACTCCCCGGCATTTCAACCTAAGGGATGGCCGATACAGATTACTCAATTCCTTTATAAGTCTCTTTGTTATAAATTTTTCTGAACACTTCTCTTGTTATTTTATCTTTAAAATCTTCATATACTTCATCTAAAGTCTCATTTAAAGAACGACGCCTAATTTCTCTTATTTCGTTTATGGAAACCCTACGTCCAGTTCCCTTTCCTGGATGGCTATTTCTTATTAATCTATGAAAAGCTCTATTTTCTTCAGTAAAAACATCCATATGAACCTTAGTCCAAGTATCTCCATTCCAAATTTTATGAAATCCACTAGGTCCAATTTTGTCTTTATATTTTTCGTATACTTCTTCTTTTATTTGATGTTCATTGTAAGCTTCTCGTATATTATAAACTTCCATTTCCGTAAGTTTATGACGAGGATGTTTTTCTCCATCCTTTATATGTAAAAACATTCCGCCACCTTCGTCTTCATTATAACCATGATTATAGGTATCGTAAAAGCTTATGAAATATTTTTCCCAGTCATTTAGTTCAGCTTGGGTGCAAATTTTTAATATTTCAAAACTAAAATTTTCTATGCCATATTTTCTAATTGCACAGTAAAAAGACTTATTATATTCTTTATTACTTTTTGTATTACAAAAGGCTCTTTGAATATGACTCTTTTTTCGTTTTTCAATATCAATGCTTTGTCCAATATAACTGTGTCCATTAATTTTATTTGTAAACTTATAAATTCCAATCATTTAAAAATCACTCCTATATCGTGAGTGACTAATTGAGTAACCCACGAGATTATCTTCTATTCTACAAGTGATTTTCCGAAACCTTATTTTTAATAAATTCGGACTTGGAGAACGTTCAGACTTCCTCGTTAGCTAAGAGTTTCCTTAACCTCTGCCGATAAGCAGATTAGATGTGTTAGGGCCAGACTATCTCTTACCCCTTAATTCTTTTGATATTTCCTTTAAGAGTTCCTCGTACTTTATTGAACTCTTCGTCGGTATAATACCAGCTAATAGGATTTTTATTTTTATCTTGTTCAATGAATAATGGAGAACGCAACCAATATAGACGATTTTCTTTTAAGAACTGAGGGCAAAGCCTATGAAGATTTGCCATAATTAAAAGTGCTATATGGTATCCATCGTCCGGGTGTTCCAGTCTTTCGAACTGGCCCTGACTATATTTTACTCTCTTTGAGAGAATGCTCTTTCCCAATGCGTGCTAATAGCACCAGTACTCTCCTTCACGGAGATAGTCGATACAGGCTTCACTTATTAATCCATTTCTTTTCTTTCTTTTTATAAATTGGTAAATTTTTATATGTTCTACCCCATAGTATTTGTTGTATGGTATTATAACTACATCTATTTTTGTAGTCTTCATAAATAGTTTTTGCGTTTTCAGAAACATATCTCTCTCGTATTTTTATTACTTCTTCATTGGAGAATTTTGCGTTTGTAGATTTTTCTCCGTTTGTAGCTTCTGTAGAGTAATATTTTTTATTTTCCTCTGTAAAAACTTCTGGCATTATATGACCCCAACTTGACCCATCCCATATGTTTGCAAAAGTAGAAAAAGATATTTTGTTCTTAAAATTTTTATAAACATCTTTTCTTCTTTCATGATTAGCATATGCTTGTCTAATAAACTCAACTTCTTTTTCAGTCAAAATTGCTCTTCCGTTATAACTTCCTTGGGACTGTTGGTCTCCACCAATTGTGCAATTATAGCCATATTCCAAAGCCTTTAATTCTTTTATCCAATATGTTTCTTTTTCATTTAGTTGCTCAGTTGGACATTCTTCTAATATTTCAAAAGAGAAATTTTCTTTTCCATATTTCTTAATAGCAATATCAATAGGAAGTTTATCTCTATAAGTATGCTCTAAAAATCTTCTTTTTATATCATTAGATTGTCCAATATAAATTTTACCATTTATTTTATTTGTAATTTTATATATTCCTATCATAGCATCACCACCATAATAGAAACGGATTAATTATGATTCCCACGGTATTCCCTTTATCTCACCATATTTCAGGTTTAGGGTTTCTTAGTCAGATTATTCGTCCTTGGGATTGCCTATTATCTCTTGTGGTTTCAATAGGCGGTCTTATTTTTCTGATACCGTTAGCCTACATTTATATGTAGACCGTCCTAGCGAGGACTAAAGCATTTTCGGACAATGTAACTTATCCGGGTCGACAAGAATTGCAATCTTTCCATATCTTAATTTTTTGGGGTCATAGTTATTAATATCAATGCCAAGAGAATAAAGTAACATTTTAATTTCTTCGTTTTTATAGATTTCTTCATCTTCTGCCTTAAGACAATTCTTCATTTTTCCACGAATACGAAGAATCCCATATTTCTTTGTATCGCGTCCAATAGCAACTGAATCGCCGGCGGAATCGCCCTCAACAATACAAAGAACGGCATCTTGCCCCAGATTCTCTGCGTCACTTAATTTTTCAATAAAGGCAAGTTTATTTTTTCTTATATCGCTCATTTCTTTAGTGTGATTAAGAATAGCTTCTCTCGCTTTATCTGCCGCCTTCTCTGCTTTCTGGAATTTAGTCATCATTTCAATTATAGAAGAAAATTCCGGAACGTTTGAAAATTCTTCTAATCCTTCTTTAAAAGCTTGTGAAACAAGAGTTCTTAAATTTGGATTGTTAATTTTACTCTTTGTCTGATTAGCAAAAGAAGGATTTGCTACTTTACAGTTGATAGCATACACAAGACCTTTTCTTATTAATTCTGGGTCAAAATCTTTTTTAGATAAACGCTTAATCGAAGTTGTAATGGTTGTTTTCGCTCCTGTTACTGGAGAGCCACCCTCTGGCACAAAAAGTCCGTTGACAAAAACATATGATGCCGCAGTACCTCCTGTCCACATAAATGCGACTTCAACCTCATCTGTATCATCTTTGGCTGAACAAATTATTGGTGCCCGCATAAGAGGTTTAGAAATATTATCCTTAATAAAGTCTGCAATACCATTTTCAGAATAAAACTCTTGCTTACGTCCATCTACTGATTCAATTATAAAACGAATTCCTTTATTAAGATAAGAAATTTTTTTTATTTCAGAACAAACCCTGTCGTAAGTAAATGTTTCTGTCATATTCTGAAAAACTTCT